CTCCAAGATATTCAACCAACATGTAGAGCTCTTGGACTTGTGGACTGACCATGCCCCCTTTGGGCACGGAATCTATAAACGTATTAGCAGCTTCTAAATCTTTTTGCATCAGTCTTATGTCTGACTCTATAGTATTAAGCCGCTCAATGACTCCAAACCCGAACCAAGCACCCACAAGACAAGCGCCAATAATGCTAATAAGATTACGTGCTGGCATTGAAATAGAGGTGTTTTCACTTACATCTAACCTTTTCATACTTCCTCTAGTTGTTTATTTTCGCAATAGAAAGCCCATGTCTTTAAAGGCTGTCCATTGTAACTACCTTTTTCTTCTGCTAGTTCCATTACTAGTTCTGCTTTATTCCAAAAAACAAAGTCTAAACATTCTGATCTTTTATCAAATGACTTTAACATATAATCAGTTTGTATAGGTTTGTCGATATCTTGATACCATAACATTGCAGTTACTATCCAAATCATAAATCTCCATCAGTTTTTAACATAACTTTGTTTGCTCCTGTTCTTGCAGCAACATCCATAGCTTTTTCTGTTAATCTTAATTTACGATCGTCGTCTTTGTTTTCATCATCAATAATCATTTCAGCTTCTTTAAGAGCTAACTTATCTTCTTCAATTTTTAAATCATTCATCATTTTCTGTGCACGTAGTGCAAGATCTTTTTCTTGTATTTCAATATGAGGATCTTTTTGTTCACCCTCTAAAATTTTCATCTTAGCTTCATTTAATTGTAATACAGAATCAGAAGCATTTGCTGCAACTAAAGCTAGTTCATTTTCTAACTCAGGTGGCAATTGTTGTTGTGCCATTACCATTTGTTGCAAACGAGCATCTGGAATCATTTGAGCCATTTCTTGTCTATACTTAAGAGCTAAGTGATCTTGAATGTGTGACATTAATATTTGTTGTACTTGTGGATTAGATTTATACATTGGGTTTTGTAAGAACGTTCCATGAGTTATTATATGTGCATCATGATTCTGATCAGGTCTAGCTTGTAGTGCCCCTCCTTTTAAAGCAACCATATTCTCTGTAACAGGATCACCGCTAAAAGGTTGTTGTGATTGTTTCATGTATGACTGTGGATTTTCTACACCCATAGCTGCAAACAACTCTTGTGATATAAGTTGCATGTTATACATGTTAGGATTTTGTTTTGCTAGTTCCATAATAGCATTTAACTTAGCAAGTCTATGTGCTTCAGTTGGCATATTAGGATCAGATACAGGTATTACATCAATACTCTTTAAATCAAAATCTACTCTTAAAACTTGTTGTGCACCACCTGCTACTTCATATGGATAAACATCTGGAAGATATTCATGATCTAATCTAGCAAGGATTCTTAAATCTTTTGTTTGTGACTCATGCATTCTTTTGTGTACAGCTGCAAAGAGTTTACTAGATTGTTCTAGTAATGCAAGTGTAGTACCAACTGGACCATAGTTGCTTCCTGATTCTGCGATGTTATCAGTTGCATCTGCAAATTGTTGAGCAGCGTTTGTCACATACTGCATAAGATTATACAATGTAGAAGAAGGTTCTTTAAACGGTAAAGGTTGTAAAGCTTTTGTTAAATCACCTGCGGGTGCATTAACTTCTCTAAACTCACCAGGGGCAATCGGCTCATCTGGAGCTAAGACACGCAAACCGTGCGCTTTAAAGCCCCCTGGTAAATTAGCAAAAGTACCAGCATCTACTAGCTGGCGTAGTGAAGAAGTAGCCGTTTTTGTTAGGCCACCAATAAGGTGTAGATAACCATAGCCATAAAAGCCAAGACCAGGTATCATAGTGTAGTGTGTAAAATATTGTTTCTTTCTTTGTAAAGGATCTTGTGGATTCCAGTTTCTTCTAATAGAAAATATTTTTTGATCTGTTGTCATGTAAACAACGTATGGTAATTTAATGCCATCTGGATTTTCAAAACCAGGTAGATCTATGTCTACATGCATTTCTAAAATTTCTACTCTATCTAAATTTTGTGATGGCTTTCTTAAACCTACAGCTTCATCAGCTGTTTGCTGTGCATCACTTTCTTCAATAGATTGATCTTCTATATAATCTATATCTGCAAATACTCCAGCAACTTGTAACTTTTTAATTTGATTAGTTGACATAGAATACTTGTGTGTAAATCTTTCAGCAGTCTCTAAATTAGATGCATAGTAGTCTACATAAAAATCTTCAGCTTTAACATACTGAGTCATTGGTCTGTTTAATGTTACATCCCAATAAGTTTTTTTAAATGCAGATCCATATAAAGCTACATGGAATAACAAACGATCTAACTCAGGACCATACTCTGGCATTTGAATTTGTGTTTGCCAGTTCATAAAATTTCTAATACGATTTGCTTGTTGTAGTTTCGCTTCTGTTTGTACTCCCATTATTCTAGTACGAACAGGACCTTCTGTAGGATTTAATTCTTTAAATGCTTTTGCTTGAAACTTAACAACTGCTTGAGCTAATACAGGATGAGTTACACCACAGGCTCCTGGAAAAGGTTCAGAACTTTCTTCGTACTGTAGACCTAATAAATTTACGCCGTCTTCTGCAATACTGTCATACTCTTCTCTAGACTCTTTATCAACTGTATAGCCTTCGTAAAGTTCTAAAGCTGTATCCACAATATCCGACTCTTCCATAAACTCTACTAGGTTGGCATCAAAATCTGTCATAGGATTTTGCTGCATCTCTTCGTCTAGCATGCCCATAGCTTCGGCTTCCATCAAAGCTTGATTGTCAGGTAAAGTAACTTCTACATTACCTGATTCATCTACGTTAATATTTTCATCATCTGTTGCTATCTTTACTGGATCTTCAAAATCTCCTGGTAAAGATGGTGTCATTACTTTTTCAATAGCCATGTACTTTTCCTAAATCTCCTGCATTAATAATAAGCTCGGTGTTCTCTATTATAAACTCGTTTTTCGGCTTTGTCAAGCCACGTATCGTCACCATGAGTAAGATATCCGCCGTTACGAACCCACAATAAAGCTTGTGTTAGTGTATCCATATAGTCATCATGAGTGGAAGTTGGAAAAGCTCTGGACTCTTCCATAACTTCTTTTGCCCAAACCTTATTAAAGGGGGCATGAATTCTGCCGTTATGAAACAAAGAGGTAATAGCATAAGCTCGAGCCACTTTGTCTCTGTCAGGTTGATATTCAAATATAGGAATGCCTGTCATTCTAAGATCTTGTATCAAAGATTGACCTGATGCTTTCTTCTCAATGATAACTGAGTCAGGATTAAACTCATTATACTTGTCAACAACCTTTTCTCGTAGTGTAGGAAAGTCCCATCTACCTCTTTCAGCTCCCAATAATATTAAATTAGGCATATCAAGTCCTGATTTGTAAACACCCCATGTAGTTACCGCTGAATAGTCTGCAGTTGTCCTAGTAGAAAACGCAGTATCCCAAGATTGTATGATATAATCGCACTCAGGTGGGCTAGTATTGGTCCAATCCTGCCACCATTCTGCTTTTATTACGTTACCTTCCTCTGCAGTAGGCGATTGTCCGTACAATGCATCAAATTTAAAGCCAGGTGTGTTGTTTTTTGTACGAATTATCTCTTCAGTTGTCCAACAAAACCCCTCAACACGGTCGGATGCAGGCCAAAACGACTCACCAACCTGTAATTCTGGGTAATCATCAGTTAAATAGCCTTGATTTATTAGTTGCCCCCTGGCTGTATTCAAAATTTCTGCAGATTCTGTAGTATTTAGTGCAGGAATTCTTACAACAGACCACTTATCTGCCATAACTCCGCTGTCTTCTGCTTTTAACAGGTGTCCTGCCAAGTCATTTTCATGCCATCTAGTCATAACTATCACGATTTTACCACCAGGCATGAGCCTTGTACGTAAACCAGACGCATACCAGTTGTTTAAATGTTCTCTTCTAGACTTAGAATAGGCATCTTGCTCGGATATAGGGTCATCTATGATTGCTAAGTGAGCACCAAAACCAGCGATACCTGATCCAGATCCCGCCGCAAGAAAAGATCCTGCTTGTTTTTTCTTATGTTCTAGTGCCCAACTATTTGCCGAGCGATTATCTTTACGAATAACTACATTTGGAAATATAGATTGATATGCAGGAGAATATATTATATCTCTTATAGCTCTACCAAATCTAGTTGCAAGGTCATCACTGTGTGATACTGCAATCTCTTGCCAAAAAGGATTTCTACCTAAAGCCCATGCAGGAAAATATGTAGATGTAATTAAAGATTTAGAAGAACGTGGTGAAATAAAAACCATAAGTCT